CCATGAGACTCCATCTTCAGATTCTACAGGAACTTCTTCCATACCCTGACTTTTTGCTTCCTTGACTTTCATCAGCAACTCTTCTTGAGGTATAGTGTTATTTAAAACAGCTTCATAATAAGTGTCTTTACCAACTATCTTCTCTTCATTATATAAATATGTACGGTTGTTTGGTCTTTTTACAACACCATATTTAGTAGCAAGAGTAGCTATTTCTATATGTTTATTAGCCACGCCTTCTACATATTTAACATCAAGGTCGCATATCCTCTTTGGCGGACCAACTCTGTTTTTATCAATTCTAGCCTTCAATGTGTGACCGACCTGTTCACCAGCCTCATCAAAAATCTGTCGATCTTTGCTCTCGGACATTAGAAAATGAACCATAACAGAACAATAATGCTTCCAAGCTGCTCCTCCAGGAGTAGATGTTGGATCACCATACATTTTTCCAGGATCAGTTCTAACCTGGTTAATAGCAATAAATGTCACGCCAGTTTCGCTAAGTAAAGGAGTAATCTTTCTAAGTTCTGGCGGAAGAAATCTAGCCAACAATGCCATATTAGATTTGCCCGAGTGACTTGCCATTTCTAGGGGCGGGGCCATTGCAGCAATACTATCAAGAACAATAATACCTAGGCCAGATTCGTCTGAACCTCCAGATTCTTTTACCATATCAAGCAAGCCAAGCTTGGTCTTTGGTTTTCCCGGTTCTTTGTGTGGTACTCCACATAGTTTTTCGAAAATCTCAGCCCCATTGTTAGAGCGTAATAGTCTAAGACGATCAGGAGAAACATCTACTCCAAGAATTTCGGCCCATCCAATATTAAATCCACATTCGGCATCTATAAAATAAGCCCAGTTGTTAGGAGATAAGCTTTGCCAATGTTTAATTGCCATCAAACTCATAAAGGTTTTCCCACTACTCTCCTTACCAGCGTACTGAACAATTCTTCCTCTCGGCATGCCCCACGGACCGATTGCATCGTCCAGGGCGTAACTTCCCGTGGAAATAGTCGCAATTTCCATGACTTTTCCCAACCCATCATCACCATATAGTTTTTCCATCTTATCGAATATAAGTGCAGCTTTAGATTTAGCCATTATTTTCCTCCATTTGCTCCTTGAGCTTTTGTAACAATTCTTTTTGCTGTTCTGTTAGTTTGGTTGGTATTTTTATTTTAATGTTTAACAAATGATCGCCCACTTTGTGCCGTGTTTTCATACCTGCTTGCCTTATACGCAATATGGTTTCTGGCTGGCATCCTGCGGGAACTTTAACACTCTTGGCTCCTCCTAGGGTACTTATTGAAACTTTGCCGCCCAATATAGCGGTAAATATATCTATTTCTTTTTCGCTCATAATATCTATATTGTTGAGTACTTTATATTCCTTATGAGGTTTGTATAGAACCCTTATCTGCAAATCGTTCGTAGGGTTAATTTTAGCGCCATGATGGACACCAGGCGGTATATCTACAACAAGATCTTGTTTTTTAAATTGCTTTCCCTTACCGCCACAATCTGTGCACATTGATTTAATAGAACGCCCAAGGCCCTTACAGACTTGACATGGTGTTACCAAGGAAATAGCACCCTGAGCCATTCTGGTTTGCCCAGTACCACCACAAGACGGACATTTTTGGTCAGACAGTTCAAACCCCCTGCCTTTACAAGAGGCACAACTTACAGTATCTTCAATGTGTATTTTCTTTTTACATCCATGGTAGGCTTCCTCTAAAGTGATATCGAGCCGTCCAGTCCTAACTCGCCCCACCTTTCTTCCACGCCCAAACGGATTAAAACCTCCAAAAGCTTGGTTAAATAAATCATCTATGTTGAGGTTTACTGAAGAAAAACCGTTAAAGCCAAACTGGTTGCCAAAGCTTTCGTATTTCCAGTTATTCTTTTTAAGAGCCTCATATGCACCACTAATTTCCTTGAACTTTTCTTCGGCGGTCTTATCATTAGGATGCTTGTCTGGATGGTATTTTACGGCCAAATTTTTATAAGCCTTTTTTATTTCTGCTTCAGAAGCACCGGGTTCTAACCCCAAAACTTTAAACGGATCACTCATTATTCTTTCCCAACTGTATTCCGTAGGCCCATGCTGCCGCTATCCCATCAGACTCGTCATAGGTTTCGTCAGATACATTACCATTACGATTGATAATATTAGCAAATCTAGGTTCTAAATGATTCCTTATAATATCAGGAATATCCTCTTTTTTAAACTTTGGATTCACCCCTGTGTGTTCGCCTCTTATAAGTTTCCTTATAGTCCCTACAGCAAATAGTTCTGGAGTTATACCTGTATGCATATATACAGATAATCCAGCTACTCGGTTAAAAATGGCCAACGTTGTAATGGTCTTAGCACTAGACCTTCCCTGTATATGAAAAACTATATCCTCCACAACCACGTGTGTTGGATTTATCTGCTGACAAAGTTCGCCCACTTTTTCGTGGACATCCTGTAATCTTACATAAAGATTATACTGGGACTTTAAAGGTTTAATATGTCCGTGTGCCACCAAAACAGGAGAGTTTCTCAACGTAACAAGACCCCAGCCCATTGTGCTGGAGCTACAGTCCAAACCTAATATTCTAGGCTCATTATCCAAAACTGTCCCTGGTACGTTTGTAAACCGCACCCTTGATTTTTTTTTAGTTGGCATCACTACTTATTGGCGGAACCTGCTCTAGCATGTGAAGCATAAACCCTAATTTATGTCCCACAAGCCCCATGTCCTTGGAATTTATTTCTTCGAATTCCATACATCGCTGAACTATCTCAGCTTCGTCTTCCCTATCTTCTGAAACCATCGCCTCATAAAATTCTTTCCAAGATCCATTATAATTTTGATCTCTTACGGCTGCTAAATGCTCTGGATAAAACCCACTAAGCCCTATTTTATGAAACATCGATATATCCAGCTGACTAAAATCTAGTTGCTGAGTAAAATCGTTTGCAAACGTTTTCACTTCGTCTAAACACTCCCTAATACGCTCAAGGTGCTTTTTAAGTGATCTCTTGCTGGGAAGAATATATCCTATAAGAAAGGTCATGGATGAGTCATCAGGCCCATTAAAATGGGGCGGTGAGCACCCAAAACCATGTTCATGAGTAATCTCCATAAGTGTAAATATTAGCTTTTGGCTAATATGGTCACGATCAAATATGACCTTAGCCTCAATTCTTGGAGGCTTAGAATTAATAAGAAGTACTTTAAAATCCTCTACATCTAAAAGATCGATCTTGTATTCGCTTTTGCTCATTTACACATCCAGAAAAAAAGCCGGTGGGCCTCAGGCCACGTTGATTGTGAGACCCACCGGCAAATTGATTACTCGTCGTCCCCTTCCAAACCTTCGTCGCCAAACTCGAACTCATCATCTCCGATAGCCGGTTTCACACCAGCCTCAGTGTTAGTGACAGTTTGGGTTCCAACAGCGTACTGCTGGCCAGCTGGCGTTGCGCCGCTGTCACTAGAAACGCCCAATTTCTCCTCAACCTCTGCAGGTGTTGGAGGTTGGGTAAACTTTGTAATGTTTACCCTCTTCAAGAAACCCTCTGTAAGAGCAGTTTCTTCTTCGGTGATGTCCTTCATCTTGGGGCTAGGCATAACCTGATAAAGAGGCTGAGTACCCTTTGGCCCACGAGTGATGTTGACGTCATAGGCTAAGATCTGGCCCCAAGGCTTTTTGATTGTTTCATTCCAGTCAGGGTTGTTCACGTAACCGCGAATGCCCCTGAAAATCTGGCTCCCAATCTCCAAGATTTTAGGTCTGCCACTCTTATAATCTAGTACGCCAACATACCAGCGAGTTTGAGCATCAACTCCCTGACGGCAAAGTGGACAATCGTTAATAGCACAACGAATCTTGCGATTCTTACCACTTTCGTCCTTTACCCAATGGACTACGAACTGATAAGGATTTGTAACAATCCTTACCTTATTATCACCTTGTTCTAGGTTCATGAAATCATTTGGTCCGGAAACATCTCCGTCATCCCAACTTGCAAGTTCTCCATATTTTACTTCAGACATATCAATCCTCCTGTGTGTGTTCCCTGGTACGCATTGTACATAGCGGGATAATTATTTTCGGATGTTTGTTGTCAAGACGATGAATCGACTGTCACGACATCCAGCCAACGTGGCCTATCTTTTTATATAAACTAAACTTTCTATAAACTCAATGTTCTCGTATGGAATCCATACTTCTGAATATTTCTGATCCTCTAAGTACTGTTTCGATGCAGTGGTTTCTGGATCTAGTTCTGGAATCTGATCAGCCCAAAAACCAATACCGTGAAAAGCGTTGGGGAGAAAATACTCTGCCTTTTTAGTTACAATAAAATATCGGTCTGGTGATCTTGCAGTCTTTTTCTTTAAAAAAACTGCATATAAGGGTTTATCAGACTGACCTTTCTTAACATGCATATCCATATCAAAAGTTGACATATTTCTCTCCTAGTCGTTCCAGGACTTCTCTCCCCAGGTCCTTTCCTGGCCAGAGGTTTCAGAAAAACCAGAGGCTTTCTGGTGTCCGTATTCACCTTTTAGTCTCTGTTTCATTAAATAATGCGCATCAATAAACCATTTTTGCTTTGCTTCAAAAAACTTACGAACTGCATACGCTTCATTGTATTTATCTGTTGCGGCAACAAACTCTTCATGACTTTCAGCGTAAGCCTCACGTGCTTTTACGGTTCTATGGCCCTCTTCACTTGCTGATAAATACAATCTATTCTTTGTTGCACTAAGCCTCGACTTAGCTTTGTTTTCTACTAAAATTAAAGTGGATAAAATTTCACTACACCGGTCAGCCGCTCTTAAAAATCTAGCCGCAAGCTTTTCAGCATTGGCTATATCTATATTAGCATCTCTGGGCATAGCATCAGCAAGACCCTTAAATTCTTCAATTTCAATATCCAATGGATTGAAATGTTCAAGGTCAAGCTGTCTTCTAACCGTCAGTTTTTCTGTCATTAGTAATCTCCGTAATCCATCGCTCCGCACGTCTTAATCTTTGGTTAATCATTAGATTTTGTAGAAAAACAATAACAGCCCATGCTGTTTGTTTTTTTAGTGGAGGCCTGATTAAGGTAATACAACCATCTTCATCTACATCAAACGTGTCACGAAACTGTTCTTTACCAGAATACATTCCACTAGAAAACTCTTCTACAATTCGCTGATAGTAACCATATTCCTCATTAGTCATATCAACTTCTTTATAATCTATGATTCTAATGGGCATTAACTACCTCTACGGAACACTCCCTGTCCCCCACCGTTCATAGCTTGTTGCTGTTTAGCCAATCTGGCCAAACGCTCTCGTTCTAAAATAGGATTAGGGGTGCCTTCAGAAAAAACCGACTCTTCCGCAGGAACTAAAGCCTGTTCGTCAGCAAAATCCTCATTGGTCATTGTATCTGCCTGTATCTGGTCTACCATATTATATCTACTACGTACAGCCTCTTCAAGCATTTGCTCGCGCTCTCGTTCAGAAATACCATCTGGCATTTCTGGAGCTGACATAACATCTTGAGTCATAGCCTGTTTCATGGCGCTTGGTGGAGCAACCTTATGTTGTGTAACAGGCTGTTGTGCTGTAGACTGAGGGCTAGCAGGTTGTGCTGGCACTCGTTGAACAGGCATTTGAGACATCTGCTCATTATTACGAAGGGTAATGTCATATCTTGCCACTAACGCAACAGCCAGATTGTGAGCCGTTTCTCCACGTACAGCAGCCTCATTACGAATGGTATTGCCCACATCCTCTATTAAGGCTAGGGATTCCTCATCCATAATTTGGCCACCACATGCTGGGCATATATTCTGTGCTATCGCGTGTTTAAATGTGGCAAGTATCGGAGTTCCACAAGATCTGCATTGCATGAAATTTCCACCTCTCTAACTATTAATTTAAACCTTATTGATAGATTGTCAAGGGTTTTTCTCAATTTCCATAAACTTTTTGAAGTTCTTTTAACATTAATGTTTTCGCACCGTTAAAGTCACTTACCTCACAGATGGCCCCAACCGGCCTGCCAATAGTCATTAAATCTTTGGCAGTTTTATACTCAGTTGGCCACACTGTAAGCTCAACCTCCGTGCCCATGACATCTTCCACTAGGTATTTGGCCATCTTCTGACCAGCGTATTTGCCATTTTTTATCTTAAACTCACGCAAAAAGCTCTTGACAATAACTTCTACCACAATTCTATGACGATTTGGTAGCACTCGAAGCTTGGAGATTAAAGTAACTCCATTATTGGTAAAGAATCTGGGAAAAAGGTCGTGGATATTTCCAGATACTAATTCGCCCAATACCTCTTGCTCATACCTAAGTTTTTCCTGTTGGCCCCACTCATTTCCAGAGAATTTAAGAGGAAAATCTTCGATAGCCATTTCAGCATCATAACCATCTTTGATCTTCTTTCTGAGGAAGGCGTTCATCTTATCACGTATCTTTTTACCCTCATCATGAACATCTTTTCTGTTTACTTTGAAAGAATCGAAACACCCAGCCTTAGCTAAAGCTTCGATTTTACTTTTATTAATAATTCTACCGTCTACTTTGTGGAGAAAATTAACAAACGATGAGAATGGTTGTTTACTTATAACTTCATCTAGAGCCTTTGCTCCCATTCCCTTAATAGCCGCTAAGCCCATTACGACAGTTTGATCATCCAAGACCTCGTATCCAGCTTTGCTTTTGTTAATATCGGGAGGAATAATTCTAATTCCCAACCTACGGCACTCACCCTTCGCTCCATTAATCTCATCATCTTTGTTAATGCCGCCCTTTGAAGTTTTAACCTTAAGATAGGCTGCAAGAAAAGCTGCAGGATAGTGACATTTTAGATAAGCTGTGATATATCCATTAATTGAATAGAATACTGCATGCGAGTTTGAAGTAAATATACCAGATGCAAGAAGAAAATTATGAGATTCATTATCAACTTCTATATCAAGTCCCCTATCAAATCCCTCGAAACTGAATTGTATAACTTTCCTAGATAGTATATTTTGCTTGGCCTCTCTTGTATAATTTTTATAATTATATCCAGGAGTTTTTCTGATGGTTTGCCAGATTTTGGGAACTGATCCATGGCGATCCTCAATAACTTCCATTCCCTCTTGCTGATCTCCGTCTCTAATATACAATCTCTGCTCTGTACTGTTTTCAAGTGATCCTCTCCCTTGATTGGGAGGAAATGCCAAGGACCATCTATCTCTATCACACACCTTATCTCTTTGTTGACAAAATCTACTTGTTTCTGTTTTGAGCCACACAAAATCGTCCCGTTTCTTTTGAACCCTATTTTCTGCAAATGCGGCTCTAATTCCATTTCCATCTTTGATCTCTTTGGAGAACTGTGCGCCTTTGCCAATATTTTTGCAAACTCCTCTGGATTGTTTTGTCTCCATTTCCTCAAAACTTCTGCTCTCTTTAGTTGTATATCTATTCTTGAGGATGTTTTCTTCGCAGTTACTGAGGCTTTTTTTCTCATTGTGTCCGACCTGTTTACCTTCGACATGGTCTGTTGACGAACCTCTTTTCTTACTTTCTGACATATTTGACATTTTTGGAAGTGTTCTGACCATTCCACTTTTGTACAAACCTTTTCCTCTCCACAATAAAACTTTCTTACTCTTTTCGCATTTATCCCCGTTTTTACTTGAGAACAATACTCTACACATATTTTTTTGTGAGCATTTAACTTCGCTTTTGAGGGAAATTCCTGATGGCAACCCGGACACACTGATGGAATCGATTTCGGCATTTTCTTCTAATATCCTCCTAGTAGTTATCCTTTCCCCATTTACAATCCACTTATGATCTAATGTGCACCTTTCAACAGAACCATCGTTGAATGTTAATTTCCATAAAGGGACTATACCATGATCATATATGTTTGTAATATTTGATACAACAACTTTCCCGTCATCTAAACTATACAGTTTATCTCCCACCTTACACTCTGACATTTTCTTTGTGCCTGATGTGGTATAAACTAATGTATCTTTATGCATAGTTTTATTGAAGCCGTACCCCCCGAAGCCAGCTACATACTTATCCCAAACTCCCTTAGCCAACTCATAATCTACACCATGGGTGTTCATCATCCCCTCAATAAACTCCGCCTCTAGTTTTAGAGCAAAATCTGGATCCTTACCCTTAATCTTGGTAAACTTTCTGAGCTTATCTGCTTTGTTTAGGTCCCATCCAGCTACATGGCCAGCTACACCCATAAGTTGCTCTTCTGTGATGGCTAAACCATACGTCTCGCCAAGAGGCTTTTCTAAAGATATGTGAGGATAGGTAACCTCATCCTTGCCTGTTCTGCGATCTATATACTCTTCTCTGGTGCCTTTTTCTCCTGGCTTACCTTTTGCTGCAGGCCTGCCAAGAGCATTTACCATGGCAATATCCAAAATATTTTTTGGCTTAATCCTTTTACATAGGGCCGCCATAATGCCTGACTTGCCGAGTTGGAAAACACACTTGGTTTGACCGCGCTGAATCATCTCATATGTGGCAGGGTCATCCAGTGGAATATCTTCCATTTGTCTGGGTGCATTTTCTATACCAAGACTTCTAATGTTTTTAAATGTCTCGTCAATGACATCCAACGTTGATATGGCCAAGAAATCCATCTTAACCAAACCCTCGCTCTCACAGCGATTCTTCTCATACTGTACTGCTATTTCCCTGTTTTTATCAATACGTAGCGGAGCAAACTCATAAATTGGGACATCTGAAACTACCATCCCAGCTGCGTGTGTAGAATACTCTTTTGGCATGCCAACAATTTTATCAGCACATTCCATTAGTTCTGGGCAACGATCAGCAAAATCACGTAATTTAGGAGAAAGTTCCATAGCACGCTCAAGAGTCTTTACCTTATTGCCGTCAGGATCTTGATCTGGAATGGCAGCCTTAATAGCCTCTGCGATTTTTACATAATAGGCTCCCTCTGGAATTAAACCTGGCATTACATTTCTCATAGATTTAACAAGATCTGGGATCACATTTTTGGGAGTATAGGTGTTAATATTCGATACCTGGGCACAGTTATCTCGGCCATACTTTTCTCTTACATATTCCTGAACATTGTCTCGGCCGTTAGATGTGAAATCTGTATCTATATCTGGGAGATCTGTTTTATATGCATTCTGGAATCTCTCAAATAATAATCCATACTCAAGAGGATCTACGTTGTGAATACCTAACAGATGAGCAATTAAACTTCCGCCGACACTATTGTGTACAGCATAATTTTGTGTCACATAGGACTTGTCCTCATCTACGTGAATATCATATACAAAGTCTTTTTTGATTTGCTTTTTATCTAAAATTGTAACATAATATCCATTTTCAAAAATACGGTGATCAATTCTATTTGATAACTCTCCCTCGATACCTCTAAATCGCAATTTATAAGATTTTTTACAAACATACTCTCCATATTTGTAGCTTTTTCTTATTGAAACACTGCTGGGTATTTTTAAATACAGTAGTTCCTGTCTAATATTATTAATAAGATTAATGCTTGTAGAGTCAATATTTTCACGCTTGTCTCTTTCTATGTTATAATGGCCATCTGAATGTTTAATTCCCATTATAATTTGTTTTGTTTTGTTAGACGGCAACCCAGAAAAAATACCGAATGATTTAGTACTTGATGTGTCTTGATAACTCGGGAAAAGATCTCTAAAAAGTTTAGCTAAAATATAACTATATACATATAGTTGGTCTATTTTTTTTTCTTTATGTGGAGCAATAGTACATTTAAACCCCAACTCACTAAAATAATTAAATAGTTTTTCTTTTCCACTTACATCGTCTCTATGAAATGCGAACCCTATACTATATGACTGGTTTTTATCATGTATCCAGCCATCTCCAATCCACCTTCCTATCATATAACAAAAATCTTCATCAATTTCTAAATATCTGCCAATCTCTCTGTTCTCTGTGTTTGTGCTGTTTTGCCAATCGTCGAAAGACACACCAGATTGGGCTAAATAATCAGAAATAACAAGTCTTGTCTTCACTAAAATTTTATTATTTCTTTTAGCCCTTTGTACAGCGTTTCTTGATAGACCCGTTTTTTTACTAATCTCCCCAATAGAGAGATTATTTGTTAGTGGGATCATAGATATAATATTATTACCATCAAGTATATCATTAGGACCACAATACTCTCCCAAATCTAAACTTTCTATATCATGATCTGGCCTGTCAGGAAAAGGCATAAATATAAAATCATCCTTATTCAGTTCAGAAATGGCCACAAATGATGGATCATTTTTAACAAAATATTTTCTTCTTTTAAATGGCGGCTTCCAGTTATTATTTAAATATTGCTGATACGATTTTGTTTTGCGCTTTTTAGTCCCATAAACCTCGTGATCATTTGTTAATGTAATTGGACCAAACGAGTAATCCGTTCTTACCTGAACTAAATCTTCATTTGAAACATCATATTTAAATGTATCTTTAACAGATCTAAACCTACCTTTGTGGGTTAAGACAACATCGCCTTTTACTATTTTATCTAACCTTTTGAACCCATCGCTGGTAAAAACCATAGTGTCTCCGGATAAACACCCTCGTCCAATGCCAACAAGAATATCGTTCTTCTTAGCCCATTTAATCATATCTGCTGTAATCAACATATATGATGAAAAATTATTGCCTTCCAATATTTTGAGTTCATTTTTGACACGATCCCACCTTTCTTTTCTCTCGGCAGGACCAAGATGTCCAAACTTCCTTTTAAAGCCATCAATAATATGGAACCTCATATAGGCTTTATCCATTGGTAAATTTTCTGGAGTGTGCGATTTCTCGCGCCATTCTAAAAATTCTTTGTAGTCTGGCTCTTTAGATGGGTCAAACACAGGCAAATGGTTACCCTTAGATTCCATATAGTCTGGTGGCTCTATCATATCTGCTATTTTTACCGTGTTGGATACGGCCTCTTCAGCTGCCTCTTCACCGTGAAATTTAGCAAGAAAGTCATATACTTCGTCTCCATCTTTCACATAAAACTCATTTATACCATAGCGATGTCGATCTGGATCGTCCACAGGCTTTTTAGCATTAATAGCCATCAGCACATCATGTACAGTCGCATCGGATTTCGTAAGATAATGCGCATCAACCGCAGTTACCAAAGGCAAATCTAGCTCTTTGGACATCTTGATTAGTTGGTTGTTGAGCTTTACCTGGCTAAGTCTGTCATCTTCAAGGGCATGTGGTTGAATTTCTAAATAAAACCTTCCTTTGAAAATATCAGCGAAACGTTTAGCATATTCCACCGCTTTTTTATAATCATCCTGGAAAATGGGTTCTGCCAATATTCCATTAGCACAGGCAGACATGGCAATAATTCCCTCATTATATTCTTCGAGAATCTCCCAACTAATTCTTGGAAAAACTCTGCCCATGCTAACAACAAAGTGATGAAATCCTAGATAATTAATCTTAAGCAGGTTTTTATAGCCAGTTTCATTCTGAGCTAACAACACCATATGCTTACGTTTCTCGGTCTTTTTCCTACCTTTTTCACCTTTTTTTGGCTCAATAATATCATATGAGTGGACAAAATAAGCCTCGCAGCCTGGTATAAACTTAACACCAGTTCTTTTATATGCTTTGTATGCATCAAAGAGCGCGGCCAGAGTCCCATGATCCGTGATTGCCAATGCTTTTTGCCCTTTTAGGTTAACTAAATCGAACAGATCGTCTACACTCTGAAGGGCATCTAACATGGACCCAAGATTAGTGTGGGCATGTAGATGTACAAAGTCCCTCATTCTTTCTCCTTAAAACTTTCTATATACTTAATAATTGCGTCTTCGAAAATATCTATAACGCCTTTCACATTTTTCTTCAATGTAAGTCTTATTTCTCGTAGCCTTCTAATCCCTGATATAATAAGAGTTGGATTTTCTATTTTAAGAATGGAAGTTTTTTTAAAATCGAAAGCAGGCTTTCCTATGTGTTCAATAAACTTCACCACCCTTTCATCCAATTTTACTGGAATTAGGTAGACAAATGCGTTCTGACTACATTGACAGTTTTTCGTACTCCTACGTGTAATACCGTATTTTTTTAATTTAGGTGTGGTAATATCCATCAGTCAGGTCGTTGCATCGTAAGCTCTACGAGCCTTTGCTCTCCTTCTGCGGCAGCATGGGTACCAAGCGCTCCAAGAACAGACATACCTACATCAGAAGTTTGTGCTTGAAGTACCATTTTAATCTCGTCTTGTTTGACTCCAAAGCTAGCAACTGTAAATTCGTAAGATGTAGACTGCTCAGCATCTGCTGAGTTTCTTAAAGCAACACTTACCGCCGACGTATCAGCCGCCGTAGAGTGTAACTCTAGTGACTCTAACACATCGGCAATATCACCCTCTCCTGCTCTAATATCATCTTTACTTCCACTTAACGTAACCTTAACCTTTTCTTCTTTACAGGTAAAGCTAACAATTCCAAATCCTTGAACTACTCTAACAGCCATTTTTAACTCCTTATCCTAGTGGATCCTCTGGGATCTCATATGGCTCCTCTAATGTTTGAGGTTCTTCGCCCTCTACAGTAATCTGAGCCTGACTAACTATAAAGTCCATAACTTTTCGATGCTTTATTAGGCCCATAACTCCATCAAGCATGTTTTGTTCTTTTAAATCCTTCTTAAGGACAGCTGGACTTATCTGCTTGTGCTCGGCTTCCTTTTCTAGCCAAGCCTCAAATTCTTCAGGAGTTATCTTTAATCCAGGTTCAGCATCATATACGGCTTCCAACACAAATGTTCTTTTTACATTTCGTTCAGCCATTTGCCTAATATGACCCTTAATGTTCTCATCTACATCCCCCTGAAGTCCCAATTGGGCAAACATATATTTTTCTTCATCATTTACCCACTCTGCTGGAGCATCAAAAGTATGAAGTTCGAGCAACTTATTAACAACTTCCTCCTCTACTGCTTGACTTTCTTTCACTGATGCCTCATACTCAGCACGCTTCTTGAAAGTTTCCATAAGCTCATCATATGATGGAGCTTGCATAGATTTGACCAACTCTTCATCCTTGGGAGGAACTTTCTCAAATACATTCTTTACTGTGATATTTACACTGGCTGGCTTTCCACCATGTTCTTCCATTGCCTCTGGCAAGGTTACACTTTCAGTAAAGTTTTCACCAACAGCCTTACCAACTAGGTTTTCGCCAAAAGGAGGCTCCTGACCCTCATTTACCATAAAATGGTGGTCTTTTCCATCGGTAATTTGCTCTCCATCTTCTCCGACCACAGTAAAATCCAAGGAAACAACCGAGCCTATCTTAACCTCTTCAAGCGGCTTTTCTACGGCGTGTTCAGTTTTAGCCTCATCGAGGATTTTGTTTAGAAGTTCCTCTCTATCTATTTTTGGCTTGGTTAGTTGTAGTCCAACGTATCCCGTAGCCTCAATAGTAGGCTTAATATCTAGGATAATATCGCAACTAAATGTGCCGTCGATATGAAATTCAGCGTTTTCCGTCTTAGGCTCGCCAAGTGGCTGAATTTTCTGCTCAAAACATGCGTGCAGAAACCCTTCTTGAGTAAGTAAAGAAGAGGCCGATTTCTCAATTTCCTCTCGGCAGTACGATTCTACTAAAGGCTTAGGGGCTTTACCCCTGCGATAACCCTTTATTTGAACCCTTTTTCCTATAAGTTCACATGACTTGTCCAAAGCCATTTGAACCGCCGTAGTATCATATACCACATTAAGCTTTCTCTTAAGGCCGCCCAAATCTTCCATGGTGACAACATGATGCCATTCTTCCGTATTTGTTTCGCTCACGGGAGTGGTTTGTATCTTTGTTGGCGGTGAAGACTTTTTTCTCTTCTTACGTTTCTTTTTAGTCATTCTTGCTCCTATAGCGCAAAAGTAATGCCAGTCTTTTTCCTAGCATTTTTAACTCTTCTTTTCCAAATTTGCCAGAACTCTTTATTAGTCTGGCCTGTTCTTTCCTCTAACAAAATCTTGTTTATAATATCCTTTAAAAGCATGGATCTTAAACGCAAAATGCGTTGTATTGGCGCATGAGTGGGATGGCTAGACATCACTAAAGCCTCTACTAAAACCTTATCTCCGGTTTTTAATTTAGCATCAGGCTTTAATTTAATAGCCTGCCATTCGCTGGATTCCATATCCTGTATACACTCTTTCCCATCTAAACGTATGGAGCAAATTTTAGCCAAACGAGGAATTTTCTTTGATCCACGTTTTCTAATAGGAGTTTGATTGGGGATCTTACTACCACTATCAACAACTGTATAAAATATGGTTTCAGGTCCCCCAGAAAAGCTAGGGCATCTGGCAAACCATCTAAAATCTTTAAGGGAACGGATTTTGCGGTCTAGTTCGGTAAATTCTGCAATATTATCTTCTAATACTTTTATCCACTCATGAAATATTGCTTGGTGCACGGCAGCCTCAACACCTCTTGTCTTTGTGACCACTTTCCTCTTGGTTTGACCTGGATATCTGGCTTTTTCCAGTTCCGTAAGATCTCGCTCCTTTTCCTTCCAGTTAAAAAGATAGTTATGGGCATCGTCTGGATACTTTGAAATCCAATGAAGTGTAGCTAATAGAAAATACCAGGTGGAAAGTCCAGCCACAGTATTTTTATTTGCCCTGCTCATGTGTATTATAATTTCACCAATAAGTAAATTTAGTCTTTGCTTTATAACTATTTGATTATCAGAATAATCTGGTGTAGCTGCTATCGCATCTTTAGAGGTGCCAGAAAAAGACCCATCTCTCATCATTTTAGGCTCATCTAAAATAGCTTCTTCTTTTTTAACCCAAACCCTTATGGACGGAAGACCCGTGAAATGGCCAGATTTTCCCTTAAATCCAGAAGCCATTCGAAGTGCTTTCCTAGGAGTAAACTTAGTACCACAATACGGGCACGTCAAGGGGAAATCTAATAAAGTTGGAGGCGGCCTACAAAATATTTGAGTATTTTTGCTAATACTCAGATTTTTAAGTGCGCCTTTTACGTATCTTTTGCCCAGACGTGAACTATCCACACATGTAAGAGGAACAAAGCGCCCAGCACAATCATCAGACGGACAGATACATGTAATTCCCAAAAACTTTTCGAAAGCTTTCCTTCTCTCCATCATGTCTTTTATTCTATTAAGATCTGGGCTGTTCTTCTCTTTTAGGGCTTCAACCTCTAAAAAAAGATTCTTAGCCGCTGCCTCACACCGTGAGCAGGAATACATTCTATATGGGTGACTATCTAAGACTACTTTTGCAGAAGGAGTTGATGTTAGACAATACGGACATGCTAAAGCGACCTTAAACTTATAGCCCATATCAACACCCAGTTCTTTAACAAACTTATTTCTTAAAGACTCTATAATATATCCACTGGGGTTTTTTCTCGTACCATCATACCACTTACCCTCTAAATAGGTTCGCAATACTACAGATATTTTTTCTACAATTTTTGCAATTTTGGCTTTACCAGATGGCGTATTTTCTATGTTTCCGTGTCTTTCTTCCTCAGAAAACAAAGGAAACGGAACTCCTCTGGAAATTGAAGCCTGCCTCTTGACCCTATCGAACCACAATTTTCCAAAATGTAGTACAGCATATGGCAAAACCCATTTTTCAAAAAGATTTGGCCTGGTCAGTATGACAGGCCAATTATCTGGGTTACCTATAATTTCGTTAAATCCATCAGGGTCCTTTATACCAACGAATACGCCTAAGTTTTCTACTTCACTGGGTTGAGGCCAACTACCATTAAGTAGTTTTTGCTTCTCAACTTCGGGTATTATTTCTTCTGGCTCTAACTGATCAGCGTGTTCAGCTAGCCATTTCTTAACCTGATCGTTAGTTTCTTCCATATCTTACCGTTCCCTCAAACTTGGACATTTTTACCAAGTTCTCCAAGTTTGGTTAAAAATGTCCAAGTTTATTGGCTACTGCTGGCTACCCTAATTCTCGAACCTCCGCAAGTCTTTTACGAACAGCCCTTGTTAAACCCCATGGTGACATTCCCTCGTCCCCAGCAACGTCAGCGATTTTATCTTCACTAATAAATATCCTAAATATCACGCGCCGCCATTTATCATCCCAACATTGAACTCTTCTTAGAAGATCTATTTTTTCAACAGGATCCAAAGGATCATAATAAAAGCCAGCCATATCATCATACATCTGGACATAGTTACACCTCCCACGTAACGGATCCTTTTTTCGAGATTGATCTATTAGACGATTCCTTACAAATCTATGAAGAAAAGTGGAAAGCGATGCGCCCCTATCAGGATTGTATTTTGGAATGCCCTCAAGCATAAGAATATATATATCTTGCTTTATATCTTCAAACGTAGACCATGAACAAAGTGACAATCCAAAACGAACCAACATATACATATGGGGTTTCATGAGTTCAAAAACCTTAGGAAAACCGGTTCCATCACTGGTATCGATATATATTTTTTGATCTTTTACCGTAACGGAACCAGCAAATCGTTTTTTTCTTGAATTAATAGTCCGCATTGATCACCATGTTGTTAAACAGGGGTTCTTAAAATCGCACCAATCACACAGGCGTGAAGGCTTCGGAATCCACTTACCCTCTTCTTTAATACGCTCTCCATATTCGATAAGTTGTTTTTTGCACTTATCAACATCTGCCATATTAAAATCATAACTAATATAAGATCCTCCAAAACGCATCATAATATAAGATCCTCTAAAGCGATCTGCCTCTGGGTATTTATCCGCTAGATATATACCATAGATGCGAAGCTGAAATGGCTCCATATATTTGGTACTTTTGTTGGTTTTGTAGTCTTTAATATGATAAATGCCATCAGCATCAAGATCTACTCTATCTACAAAACCTCTAACACTTAAGCCTTTTGCCAATGGTATTTCAAATTCTTCTTCTAATGAAACAATTTCAGAACCTATTCCCTCTGTTTCCATAGATCGCAAGTATTCCAAAAGAAGATCCCTAGCCTCTAGCAAAACTTTGTCATCCAAAGGCTTCTCTTTCTCCATCTCATCTCTCTGCGCCTTAAACGAGAGTTTCATTATTCTCTTTAGGTTTAAGTCGGAACCATCCTTTTTAAAATCTTGGTGGAAGCCTTCTAAGGCTCCGTGCACAAGTGTCCCTAAATCAAAATGAGGCCAGTCTTTTCTAGGCAACTTTTCGATATAATTGTAATAATATTTTCTGGGACATTGTTGGAAGGTCTTAATTCTAGACGCAGATAAAACTAAAATATCTTTTTTTTCTGTCATAATTTTTTCCATTCACGATATGTCTTATCTCCCTTGGATAAGTTGCAACTAATACAACATGAAACAAGGTTATGAACCGCATGATCACCACCTTTCGCCAAAGCCACAAAGTGGTCTATAGATCTGTTGCTATCGTTCAATTTCACCCCACAATAAAAACAACTCCAATCTCCAGAGTCCATTATGAGAAGCCAATCTTCTTTTGAAATCGATTGATCACCAACCAAGGCCCTTCTTTTTGCCTTGGCGTTAGCACATATATGAGGATTCTCTCTATAATACTGTTTTCGATATTCCTTTAACCTATCAGCATTTTTTCTATAATATTCCTCATAGTGTTCAGCATGATCTATTCTATATTGCTTAAAATACTCTGAGTTATCTCTATAATATCTTCTTATTTGATCAGAATGATTTTCTCTATATGTTCTATTCCATTCTTTAATTTTCTCAGGTTTCTTTTTAGCATACTTTCTTCTATATTTTGTGCTACATTTTCTACAATGATATTGTAATCCATCTTTATTTCTTTTACATTTATGAAACTCTGTTTCATCTTTTATTTCAGAACACATATTACACTTTTTCATTATATTGCAGATCTCTTGTTGTAAATCCACTTGAATACAAGTGGTGGCCCAAACTGTCTCCTATCTCCCACACCCTCTGGAATAGAAGCAGGATCAAAACTTTGTATGCTTTTTATCCATCTTGTTTCGTTATGATCGAAATAATAGGAACATGCTAGGCCATATCCATCTTTTATAGTGTAAAACGTTCTTACATGACCCCCTGAAATATAAGGTTGCGGCTCATACATAGATTTGCCCTGTAAATACTTGGTCATATCCATTGTATTACCGTAAGGTCTGTTAATTATATAAACCGACTGATCTTCATAACCATCGGTTCCGTCTATGGTAATATACATAGATCGGGGATTAAAATATACATTTTGATTGTTAGGAGAACTTGGTGTTGGATCAATAGATGAACCTCGGCCTCCAATGACTGGCGTAGTGATAACCACCGTTCCCGTGCCCTCAAGATCATATTTTTTATCCTGTATCTCTAGGTCTTCCAACTCATAATCAGAATACCTGGCTGGAATGTCAACCATAAGATTTTCATCTGGCTTATACCCATCTAATAGGACAGGGATTACGTCGTAGGCATCAACTGCTATGCCGATTCCATATCCATCGATTCTCCTGAAATATGGCGTATCAGAAGAATCAGAGCGAAAAGTTATATCCAAACCGCCGCGATCTGAACCACTTAAAGCCCACACTCTAAGTCTTACTGGAGACTCGGTAGGCATTATAATTGGAGAAATATATACTGGAGACAACATGCCAGGCTGACTTCCATCCAATGTATAAAACATTGTGGCTGGCACATTTGTTGATAAAGATACCATAAATGGTATCCCAGATATAAGTTGTGGTCCTAATTCTGTAGCAGTTACTGCAATAACAGCCATTAATGATCCTTTGGTGCGGGTCCTCTATATATCACTATGTAATCTTTACCTTTTTTCTTCCACGCACATCTTGAAAGAAATTTGATCAAGGCACAGTCGTCTTTAAAGTATCTGTACCAGTAGTCCATTGCTCTTCGAACAGCTTTTTGCTTGTTAATACCAATGAAAGTTTTTACGATCATCGCATACCTCCTTTTTTCGGGCATCCGATGACCGCTTTCGACATCAGGATGCCCTAACTACAGTGACAATAACTGTCAGGGTCCATTATTTGCCTCCCATCATTTCTCGATAGTATTTGTTAAAATCTTTCCGTGCTTCTTCCAAGCTGCTGGAAACATTCATAAAAACCGAGTAGTTAAGTAATTTGTTTAGCGGGATCCTTGTTTCTGGGAACAACTCGTTACTTTTGTCAAAAAGAAATTGAGGATCACCACGTACAACGAGTATAATATCATTGGTTATCTCTGATATTTTTTGTAACTCATCTTCTGTTCTTATGTCAGTTACCACAGCATCTTTGTGCCGTAGCATTTCGTTAACCATGGGGTCGATAAAAAACATTGGGCCGTGCTCAGCACGCTTTTTATCGCTAAACTCCCATAATCCTTTGCGAATTTTTTCTTCTTCTGGAGTGCCTCTGCAAGATTTGAAATATTCATCTGTAATGCCTATTTCATAGTAGTAACATTTTTTTATTTGATCTGCAAACGCAAAGCGTGTGAATCCGTATTGATATTGTAATACGTGTGCTACCACATCATCTTTCCCAGCTCCAGGAGCGCCAACTAGTCCAATTATCATGGTAAACTCCTTTAAATATCAGAAAATTGATAGTTTTCTATTGCTTAAGAACACTGCCAGATGCTCCTTTCTGAATCGTAATAATGTTCTCAAATTTCTCTTTCATACCCTCATTGTGTGTAATTACCAATATTTTAAGATTCTTTGATAAATTAAGTATCGCTGAGGCTAAAGCATCAATTCCATGACGATCAAGTGCTTGGTCAACCTCGTCTAATAATAGGAACTTTACATTGCTTCCAACACGCCTCATCAATAATTGACTTAATGCCAGTCTTAACGCAATAGATATTCTAACCTGTTCTCCGCCACTAAGATCGTCAAAATCAAGCTCACTGCTCCCAACTGATATCCTTATATCAAATTGCTCTTTCCATGATCTACTGCCAGTTTGCTTTTGTGTCACAAAGTCAATGGTCATAGGATCACTACATATTTGCTTAAGTACAGAGTTCGCGTATTTCCTAAGATCCTCTGTTATATTTTCCATTATAATGGCCTGAATGCCATCTTTTCCAAATGCCTTTACTAGCTTTTTATAAATATCGACTTCTCTAGAAACTTTGGATAGTTGGCCACTTATTACACTTCGTTCGGAGTCTCTGCGTTCAAGTTCCTCACCATAGCCCTTTAACATGCCATGTTGTACACTTAGTTCTAAAAACTCCGACCTAGCTTTCTCAAAGCCCTCTAGCAAACCATTGTATTTTGCCTTGGCCCTGTCAAGTTCAGCGTGTATATTTTTATCTCCTTTTACATTATCCAAAATTGCTTTAACCTTATCGTACTCTTCTCTGAGCTTATCCCAAGCGGCTCTGAGATTTTTAAGTTCAATTTGAATAACTTCGTTACGACGAACCGCATCAGAAACCTTACTTTTCTTCCTAGACAATGCTAGTTCGGTTCTTTCCAGCTCAACCAATGCTTCTTTTGCCCGATCTATTGCGTTCTGCTCTCTTTTAACACTAGTGGTAAGGTCATTAACAAAAGCCTCGGCCTCTTCTATCTGGGACAGTAGAGATTTTTTTCTTTCACGACGGCGGCGAGCAATATCTTTAGGATTTTTAATCTGCGACAAACAAGTTGGACATTCTTTTCCGGGTCTTACAGATTTTAGATTCGAGAGATCTTGTTTTAAGCCATTTAGTGTATTACGATGAATTTCAAGCTGCTCTTTTTTTCTATCCAAGTCTGCCTGACTATACTGACAAACTGGCGGCTTGTCATCGCTATATTTAGTAAAAACCTCTCTAGCTTTCTTCCCACCAATTCTAGAGGTTTTCAATATTCTTTCAGAAATATTAAGCAACTGCTCTTCTAGTTCTTCATATTTTTCATTTTCTAATATCTTATTATTGGCTTTCACCTGAGCAGTTAGCTCTTTACGCTTTTCTTTTATCTCATTAGCTCTGGCAGAAAGACTCTTCTTTTCTTCTTTTAGATCCGACAAGTTGAAGCCACCCTTTTGAGCCACAATTGTCTCCAAGCCACCTATTACCTGTTTTTGAGCATCAAGCTCTTCCTCCATCTCTTCCAAATCCGCTTTGGAAACCCCCATTTGCTCTTCCAACTTCTTTATTTTTGCCTGATTCTCTTTTTTCTGGGCTGTCATGTCTCCTATTATTTTAAGTCTTTCCTCAAGATTAGCTCGCTGATCCTCGAACTGCTTCACACTGCTTTTAGCAACCTGTTGGAATTCATCCCATATACCAATTTGAAGAACTTCCTTAAGTATTTCTTTACGTTTTGATGTTGTTGCGGATGCAAACCCAGAAATATCATTTTGTTTAAAATAAACAGAATTTACAAAAGTGTCATCACTCATACGAATCACTTCCATAATCTTCCTGTTTGTCATGGTTGGAGTGTCACAGGTGAGACCATCATCTTCCCACTTGTTTCCAACCTTTCTAAAAAACCCCACGTCCGTTAGGTTTGAGCGCTTATTAAGCTTCCTTACTATTCTGTACTGCTCATTATCTATCATGAACTCGAAAGTAACTTTACATAACGGTTTTCCACGCTTTACAACCTTATCTTTTGTACTAAATCTACTTTTGTTAGTAAGTGCCCACCTCATACCATCGAACACGGCACTTTTACCCACACCGTTTGACACATAAGGATTTCCACTATGAGCACCTATAAGTAGCGCGGCGTCAAATTTTGTGAAGTCCAGCTCTGACTTGACATGGGAAATGAAATTCTCAAGAACTAATCTTAATGGAATCATCCCCTACTCCTACTATTAATAATTCTAGTGCCTCTTTCTTTCATAAGTCTCCTTACTTCTTCATTTTCAATTAGGGTAAGATAATCCTCAAAAGATTTAATTGGATTAATACGTTCAGTGATTGAGGCTTTCCTTAACTGTCTTTTAGATACAACTTGAGTATGTATACTTACACAATAGTGTATTTGTAGATCTTTTTTAAGGAAATTTCTAATACGGTCCTTATCAAGTTCATGTAGACTACGCTCATTAACTGCAATGGTTATTCTAACAATGCTGTCAGCAGTTTTGTGTGTCTTGGCAAATTCCTTCAGTTTAGTTATGCAATTTTCTGTGGCAACTTTGCCGTCTTTAACAGCGGACTGATCAATTTCAACATCATATAGTGCTCTTACTGGAAGCTTTTCAAATTGATATACCAACTTATTCTTTTCTGTGGTAACTGTAAGAAAGTATTTCAAATGACCACTATCACCAAAATCCTTCCTTTCCATGGAGCCAACATACGCCACCAAGGGAGTTTTCTGGACAATATGATGGGGGTGGACGTGTCCCATAATTGCACCGTCAAGATCTTTGAACATTTCTGTGGGCAGCGATATCTCCCCAGCATGACCTTCAATAACGGCACTACCAAGCATTGTGCCCTGTAACATAAAGTGACCTATTAGTATTTTAGGTCCTTTTCCTATCCCACGTATTTCATATTGTAGCCTGTCCGACAAGCGTCCAATGGCTTCATCATTTGTAGAACAGTTAAGCATTTGTCTTTTTCTAAATGGGAAAAAGATAAGATTTATAACATCTCCTGTACCATCTTCACATGTTACGCTATCAATGTCTTTGTAAATATGAACCATAGGCAACTTTAATTTTTCAAGAACATCTATTGTAGTGGCACATTGATCTCTAATCATATCATGGTTGCCCACAACAATATGAGTGTGTACTCCGATCTCAGAAAGACGCTGAAGTTTTTCCGAAAAAAGACTGAGTTCAGATGCCTGAGGTCTCCTGTATTCAAACACATCCCCAGTAAGAGCAAAATGCTTTACATCATTTGCCTTTATGTAATCAATTACGTGATCGAAAGTGTTAGAAAAATCGATAAGGCGACTATTAAGTTGCCTGTAAGAGTTAATAGTCCCTAGTGAGTATCCACCACCAAAATGAGTATCTCCCAAAATAACTAATTTCATTTCTCACCAGCCTTAACCCTACTTTTAACCTTTTTTGAGAGTTTGTCTCGTATTTTCATTGCATCCTCCCAATCTTCATGGCCTATCTGATTGAGGTACCTGTCAAGTTGCCGGCCAACTTTCTCTATCCACTTCAACTCTTTTTCAAAATCGTCAGTACCTACAAACTCTTTAATATACGACCTAATTATTGTGCTCATTTCGAGTATATATGGCTCAATGTTTTTTGATGAATCAAACACATACTCCATATCATTTAGAGCATTTAATTGCAATTCATCCCACTGCCCATTTTTCTTTATTAGACCAATATCTTTTGCCAATTTTTGCAGGGCTATAAGAGGAGGAGTGCCGTCCATTAAGCTTACAAAATGAATTGGAGTGCCACTGGCACCACATCCAAAGCAGAAAAAGGAATTGGTTTTTGCTGACACAAACATAGATGGAGTACGTTCACGGCCTCCATTTTTCCCTTTATGAAAAGGACAATATGTTCGATGAGTGAAGTCTTGGCCAGTTTGTTTTTCTTCTAACTTGAGATTATATTTACGCATTAAATCTATGATAGAAACCTTGGAGTTTACTATGTTTTTAAACTTCCACGCTTTATTAGGATCTTGTTCTAAGAATTCCATATTCTACTCCACCAAGATTTCTTATTCTTAACATTAAGAGTTATATCCCTTTCGGATATAAATGACCCCTTAAATCTAGCAAAGTTATGTTCACTACAATTAATAATAGCGTCTCCTTTTCCAGAAAGACGCTCCGCACCATTTCTATCTAATAAAATTCTACTATCAATCGCAGAACTGACTTGACAGCTCAACCTGGCAGGAAAGTTTGCCTTAATAAGCCCTGTTACCACGTCTACTGAAGGTCTCTGAGTGGCGATTACGAGATGAATTCCACAAGCTCTTGACTTTTGAGCCAATCGACATATATAATCCTGTGTCACTTTTTTGGAAACCATCATTAAATCTGCAAGCTCATCTATCACCACTACAATATACGGCATTTTGCCTTTATATGTATTTATATCTCTAGCACCAGATCTTTCAAGCCTAGAAAACCTATTTTCCATTTCTGCTACCAAACTCTCTAGTAAGTTCATCGCACCAGTAACATCTCTTGATACGGGTCCATAAAGTTGAGAAAGAGAACTATAATATGAGAACTCAACTCGTTTGGGGTCAATTAGTGCGAAATTTATAAACTGTTTTTCATTAATTAGTAAACTATTAATGATCGTTTGTAGCATTATAGATTTTCCAGAATTATGAGTTGCTGTGAAATCTCCCATTAAATACAGATTGTCGTCAGAGACCTCTACCCCATAAAAATCATCCTCTTCCAGCGGTTTTACAGAAAATCCAGTTTTTAGTACATTTTTAACCTGCTTCCTTTTTGATACTTGTTTTCTGCTAATTCTACAAGGAACTATAGAACAATCACCTGAAATATAAACACGATAGTATTTCTGCTTAATTTGAGTTTTTCCATTAGCCGCTGCTTTCCAAGTTTCTTTTACATAGGAGGCAAGCCCTAAGCTTCTCGCTATAAAAACAACATCATTTGCCAGACTTTCCGATTTTGAAACAAAATCAAAGCCACCACCATCATAACTACCATCTGTGTCTATTAGGCCGGCCAAGATCTCCAACCTATCCTCCCAAGAAGCGGTTTTATACATATGTGGAATAAACTTATCACCACATGTTGTCCCATAAATACCTATTTCTTCCAAAAACTTTCTTAGTTCACTTTTACGTTGAAAACCCTTACCTTTTTAATTCAGTGGTAAAAAAATGTGACGATTATGTTTACCACCTTTGTATGAATCGAAAAGGTAAGGGTTTTCAATGTAAAAGTGAACTAAGAAAGTTTTTGGAAGAAATAGGTATT